TCGATCGGTCGCAAGATTTGGACGAACTTTAATTTGTGGCATCCCGGCGCGAAGGCCCGCGATATCGCCACGAAAGAGTTCAATAAGCTCGGCGTGGCACTCGGCCTCATCGGTCAGGTCACCGACACCGACCAGCTTTTTGGTCGCCAGCTAAATTTGGTGGTCGGCGTTGAGCAGGGCAACGGCGATTGGCCCGCGAAGAATATCGCCACCGACTATTTGCCATCTGCGCCTACGCCGCAGCCGACCCTGTCTCCCGGTCAGCCTGCGGCACAGCCCGCGCCGCCGCCCCTACCGGCGGCTGCCGCTCCCTGGGCGTAGACAACTGGGGGCGGGTTTTACCCTTTTCCCGCCCCCTTTTTTTTCATTCTTTGGAGAGAGACATGACCACATCATTTGACGCACTGGAATCGATTGACACCACGGCGCTGGAAAGCCTGGTTCTCGACATCATCAAAGCAAATCCCGACGGGCTGATTTCTGACGAGGTGCGCGAGATCGCAATGCAGTGCCACGGAATTTTTGCGTACTCATCGGTCACCGCGCGCTTCGCCAACCTGCATCGACGCGGCAAGATCGCCTACGCCGGCAGACGGCCAGGACGGTCGGGGCGCGGGCAACGCGTGATGGTGGCCGTATGACCGAGATTGTCATCAGCGACCCGACGCTCGATGCTGCCGACCGTGCGCTGGAAAAGCGCGAGAATGCGCGCGCTGGTCGCACCTATCTCGGTATGTCGATGATCGGCGGCTGCGAGCGCAAAAGCTATTATCATTTTTATCACGCTGGGTCTGAGGCGTTTAACGCCGGCACCCTGAAGAATTTTGCCGACGGTCACCGCACCGAGGATCTCGTTGTTGAGCGGCTGCGCATGGTTGATGGCCTGACGGTCATCGCCACCGATCCCGACACGAACCGCCAGATCGAGGTCGTTGATTTCGAGGGCCACTTTGCCGGCCACCTGGACGGTGAGATCCTGGGGCTGAAGCAGGCGCCAAAGACGTGGCATGTGCTGGAAGTTAAGTGCGTCGGCGAGAAGAATTTCGCCAAGTTCAAAAAAATCAAACAGAAGCTGGGCGAGAAGGCGACGCTGCGCGAGTGGAACGAAACCTATTACGCGCAGCACCAGCTTTACATGCTCTACACCGGGCGGACGCGCGGCTACACAGTGGTCGCATCGGCAGGTGGGCGCGATTGGGACGCGGTGCGGACCAACTTCGACAAGGACCACGCCGAGTTTTATGCGCGCCGTGGGCAGCGGATTGTCCAGAACCCGGACATGCTGCCGGCGCGATTGTCCGACGATCCCAAGTTCTGGCAGTGCGGCTGGTGTTCGTACCACGCGGTGTGCCACGCCGGTGAGCCGGTCGCGCGCAACTGTCGGACGTGCATCTATTCGGCGCCGGTGGAGAACGCCGGCTGGCGGTGCAAGCGCCACGAAAAAAATCTCAGTATTTCCGAACAGCGCGCCGGGTGCGCAGACCAACGCTATCGGCCCGCGCTTATCTCTGGAGAGGTCGTCTCAGTTGACGACGACGCGGTGACGTATGCGCTGGCCGATGGCGACCAGTGGGTCGATCGGGGCGCGGTCTGATGCGCGGTCGGCCTCGCACGATGGGTTACACCCTCATGGAGCCGCTGGAGATTGGCCGGGTTTATCGCGTGCCAGATGTCGATTTTGGCGGGCGATTCTTAGACGTGGGCGCTGGCAAAACCGGTCAGGCGCCCAAAGGAGCGGGCGGTGATGATGTAATCGCGCTGGCAGGTGCGACCGTAAAGTCGCCGCCCCTCCGACTTGCTTATAGACGGCCTGACCTGGTGGACAGGCTGCTGGCCGAAAACCCGACGATCGCGGAGGCGCTTGATGACCTGCCCTGAGTGCCTGGGCGAGGGCGAGGTTGAGCGCGAGCGCGTGGTCGGCGGCTACAGCCACGGCAACCCGTGGCAGGGGTATGACGTCTATTTCGTGGAGTGCGAGCGGTGCTGCGGATGGGGCGAGGTTGAGGATGAGGAATGCTGAATGTCATTAGCCTTGGCGCGGGTGTGCAGTCGTCGGTCATGGCGCTGATGGCGGCACATGGTGAACTGCCGATGCCCGACTGCGCAATCTTTGCTGATACGCAGTGGGAGCCAGCGGAAGTTTACGCGCATTTGGATTGGCTTGAGGCGCAGTTACCGTTTCCTGTCTACCGGGTGACAATGGGCGATTTGCGCGCGGACACGATTGCTGGCGGTTCCCCATCGCTGGGAGATTTTCAACCAATTCCATTCTTTACGTTGGAAAATGAGACAGAGGGGATCGGTCGTCGTGAATGCACCAGCCATTACAAAATCAAACCAATCCGATTGAAGATGCGCGAAATGTTGGGTCTAAAAAAAGGCCAGCGCAGTAAAGGCGTAGTAGCCCGCACATGGATTGGCATCAGCACCGACGAAGCGATGCGGATGAAACCAGCGCGGGACGCTTGGATTGAAAATGTTTGGCCGCTTATAGACGCTGAAATGTCGCGCCAAGATTGTTTGCGGTGGTTTGAGAAGCGATACCCGCTGCGGCCACTAGCAAAATCCGCCTGCATTGGTTGTCCGTTTCACAATGCTCGCGAGTGGCGCGACATGAAGATCAATGACCCGTCGTCATTTGCTGATGCCGTGGCCTTCGACAAAGCCATCCGAAAAAGCACGCGCGGTAACAAGCAGCAATTTTTACACCCGCAACGTAAGCCGCTTGATGAAGTGGACTTCCGCAACCTGGAAGACATGGGGCAACTCAACTTCTTCAACGAGGAGTGCGAGGGCATGTGTGGGGTGTGACGCACGGCCTGTGCGCGGTGTGCTGGAAACCAGATCGCGGGTTCGGCTGGTCGCCGCGATTGATTGGAGTGAACCGGCCTGATCGCTGGTTCTGTTCGATGGAACATTTGAAATTGTGGAGGGAGAAAAAGATGGATTGGACCGAAGAAGAAAACGCGATGATTTTGGAAGCTGGCAAGAGCGGCGGGCAGTACCTGGACTCGATCGGGATCACGGATCTGCGGGCGCTTGATCGTGCGCAGTGGCTGATGTTCTTGCGGTCGGTCATCGGGCGGTCGGCTGAGTTGAACGCTGGCCGGCGGGCGGCTGAACTGAACGACGATATTCCGTTTTGATGGCTCAAAAAAAAACTTCGCCGTCCTTGATCTCTTCAGCGGCATTGGAGGGTTCAGCCTTGGACTTGAGGCAGCAGGAGCTTTTCGGACAGTCGCATTCTGTGAGCAAGACGCCTTCTGCCAAGCTGTTCTGCGAAAGCATTGGCCCGAAGTCCCGATCTACGATGATGTCAGAACCATCGACTTTGAAGGCGACATCGACATCATCACAGGGGGCTATCCATGCCAGCCCTTCTCCGTTGCCGGGAAGCAAAAAGGCGCAGCGGATGACCGCCACCTCTGGCCGTCGATGTTTCAAATTATTAAGCACAAAAGACCCCGCTGGGTCGTGGCTGAAAACGTTGCTGGTCACATCGCAATGGGCCTCGACGAAGTGCTGTTTGACTTGGAAAGCGAAGGCTACACCGCGAGGCCGGTTGTTATTCCAGCTTGCGCCGTCGATGCCCCGCACCGACGAGATCGCGTCTGGATTGTGGCCGACGCCGCACGCGAATTGCCACACGGGCGCGGGGAGCCACGGAGACGGCGGCGACAACATTCAGACGGTAGTGCGGATGTGGCCGACGCCGACGACGCGCGACCACAAGGGCGCGAACAGCGACAAGCATCTGGCAAAGGCGCGGGGGCATCACGACCAGTTGCCCAACGCCGTGAAGATGGCGGGCCACAAAGATGGGCAACTGAACCCGACGTGGGTCGAGTGGCTCATGGGGTTCCCAACAGGGTGGACAGACTTAAAGCCCTGGGAAATGCCGTCGTCCCGCAAGTCGTCACGGAAATCGGACGCGCAATCCTCGAAGCGGAGGGCCACTGATGCGCAATGAAATTGAGATTGCGGCGCGGGAACGGTTCGGCGAACCCAA